CAAGTGGTTGCCACCGCTATGGGTCGCCGCCAAGACCAGATGATTCTGGACGCCCTGGCTGCATCCAGCACTTCGCTGACCGTGTCCAACGACATCGGTGGCAGCGACACCAACCTGAACGTGGCCAAGCTGCGTGAAGCCAAGCGTCTGCTTGACAAAGGCAACGTCCCCATGGACGGTCGCCACATCATCGTCCACGCAAACGGTCTGTCTTCGCTGCTGTCTGAGACATCCGTGACTTCCAGCGACTTCAACACCGTGAAGGCTCTGGTGCAAGGCGAGATCAACACGTTCCTCGGCTTCCAGTTCCACGTTCTGGGCGATCGCTCTGAAGGCGGCCTGGCCATCGACGGTTCCAACGACCGCACCTGCTTCGCGTTCCACAAGGACTCGATCGGCTACGGCGAAGGCATCGGCATGCGCACCGAGATCAACTACATCCCCGAGAAGACCAGCTGGTTGGTTAACGAAGTGTTCAGCGCTGGCGCCATCGCCATCGACGCTGAAGGCATCGTGTCCATCACCTGCCGCGAATCTTGATCTTAAGGAGTAAGGAATCATGGCATTCTCTTCTACTGGTCTTGTGACCGTCTGCGCATCCAAGGCCGGCAACGCACCTTCGATGTACCTGTACAAAACTGCTGACACCCAAGCCACCGTTAACTCGTCTGGCTACTTCAACAGCCTGGCCACCATGCTGTCTGTGGGCGACATCATTTTTGTGTATGACACCACCACCCCCAGCCTGGTGCTGACTTATGTCAACGGCAACACTGGCACCGTGGTTGACATCGCTGACGGCACGACCGTAAGCGCCACCGACACCGATTAATCGGAGTCAAAGGAATGGGCCAGCCACTGAGTATTCGGGGGCTGGCCTTTCTCACATTGAGAGGTTGATATGGCAGCTGGAGATACCGGAATCACAATCTGCTCTGACGCCCTGCTGATGCTGGGTGCCAAGGCAATTTCGTCGTTCAATGACGGCACTGATGAGTCCAGCGTGTGCGACCGACTCTATCCCGACATCCGCGATTCGACGCTGACCGTGTACCCTTGGAGCTTCACGCTCAAGAAGATCGCTCTTGCCAAACTGGTCACCACTCCGACCAGCGTTTGGAAATACGAATACCAGCTTCCAGGTGACCGCCTGGCAAGCCCCCGTGCTGTGTACAACAGCGCAAACCCTGGCTCACCAGTGCAAAAAGACTGGGAGATTCAGGGCGACAAGCTGCTCACAAACCTGACGGCTGTTTACATTGATTACCAATATCAGACGCCTGAGTACGCGATGCCAAAGTATTTTGTGCAGCTGCTCAAGTACATGATGGCCTGGCATCTGGCTTTGCCGATCACAGAGCAATCTGACCGCGCTGCGTACTGGCAGGGCGTGGCCACTGGCGCCGCATCTGAGAATGGCCGTGGTGGCTACATGCGCACAGCCATGAACATTGACGGCCAGGGCCAACCGACCCGTGTGATTGAAGACTTCACCCTGATCGCTGTAAGGGGCTGAGATGCCGCGATTCATTGACATCCAGACAAACTTCTCGACAGGGGAGCTTGACCCTCTGTTGCGTGCCCGCATTGACCTGGCTCAGTACAACAACGCGCTGGCCAAGGCAACCAACGTGGTGATCCAGCCGCAGGGTGGACTTCGTCGCCGTCCTGGTCTGAAGTACATGGCCGAGCTGCCAAGCGCTGCAGCAGATGGCGTTCGTCTGGTGCCGTTTGAGTTCTCGGTGACTGACAGCTACATGCTGTGTTTCACCAATAACCGCATGTACGTCTTCAAAGACGGCGTGCAGATCACCAACATCAATGGCACAGGCAACGCCTACCTGACCACCTCGATCACGTCAGCCATGCTGTCAAGCATTGTCTGGACTCAGTCTGCCGACACCATGATCATCGTGCAGGAAGACCTGGCGCCGATCAAGCTGGTGCGTGGTGCAACTGATGCGAGCTGGACAATCACCACCATCTCATTTGACAGCATCCCCAAGTATTCGTTTGATCTGCGAACATTTGAGCCGCAGGCAAGCATGACTCCAAGCGCTGTCAGTGGCAATGTCACTTTGACTGTGTCTGCATACACTGGCGACACAGGCTCTTTGCAGGCCGCCACCACGACAAGCGTGACGCTGAAGTCTGCGGCCAGCAGCACTGATGACATCTTCGCTGGCATGTGCGTGGTGATGACCAGTGGCGCACAGTCTGGCAAGGCTCGCAAGATCACTGCGTACAACGGAACCACCAAGGTGGCCACGACTTTTCCTGCTTGGGAGACAGCGCCTCTGGCCACTGACAACTACAAAGTGGTGCCGTTTGCCCAAGAGTCTGTCAACCAGTACGTCAACGCTGTGCCACAGGGCCGCGCTCGCATCCTGGAATACGTCAGCGACACCGAGGTGCGTGCGATCACTGAATACCCATTCTTTGACACCACTGCACGCACCACTGGAAATTGGTCTGTCGAATGCTTCTATGAGGACGTGTGGAGCGCAACCAAAGGCTGGCCGCGCACTGTGACGTTCCATGAGGGCCGTCTGTATTTCGGCGGCTCAAAGTCTCGCCCATCCACAATCTGGGGCAGCAAAATCAACATCTTCTATGACTTCGTGCCGACAGAGTCGCTGGATGATGATGCCGTCGAAGCCACGCTGGACACCAGCTCGCTGAACGTCATTGTGGACATGATCTCTGGCCGTGACCTGCAGGTGTTCACCACCGGCGGCGAGTTCTATGTGCCGCAGTCTGGCACTGAGCCGATCACGCCTTTGACGCTGTCATTCAAGGCTGTGAGCCGCAATGGCACAAAGCCTGAAACGCGAGTGCAATCGCTTGAGTCTGGCTCTGTGTACATCCAGCGCTCTGGCAAGTCTGTCAACGAGTTCCTGTACAGCGACACGCAGCTGACCTATGTGACGCAGCGCATCTCGCTGCTGTCTGGCCATCTGCTCAAGGCGCCATCTCGCATGGCCCTGCGCCGAGCAACCAGCACGGACGAAGGCGATCTGCTGATGATGGCCAACGAAACCGATGGCAGCATGGCTGTGTTCTCGGTGATGCGATCACAGCAAATCACTGCGCCGTCTGAGTACATCACTGACGGCAGCTTCCTGGATGTGCAGGTTGACGTGAGCGACATCTATGTCGTGACCAAGCGCACATTCGACAGCACAGACCGCTATTTTGTTGAGCTGTTCCAGGACAGCATGTTCACCGACTGCGGCTTCATTGGTGGCGCAGCGTCTGGCGCAAGCAGCCTGCCGCACATCGGCGAATCGCTAAATGTGATCACTGATGGCGTGCCTCAGTCCAATGAGACCGTGAGCGCTGGTGGCGCTGTGACGTTTGACCGCGCCAGCACCACTTCGTATGAGGTCGGCCTGCCGTTCACTGTTTTTGCCAAGACCATGCCTGTCGAGATTAAACTGCAGACTGGCACGCGCCTTGGGTTCAAAAAGCGCATCGTCGAGATCAACACTGTGGTCAACGAGACCCAGCACCTGGAGATCAACAACAACCCGGTGCCGTTCAGAAATTTTGACAACCCGCTGCTGGACACTGCTGTGGCAGAGTTCACCGGCATCAAGCGTGTGAATGGCGTGCTGGGTTACAGCCGAGAGCAGGCGGTGGAGATCAGCCAAAGCCTGCCATTGAAAATGACGCTGCTGGGCCTTGAGTACAAGGTCGCTGTGTCTGGAGGTACATGATGGCAGAAACAAGTTTATTGAGCACTGCTGGCGACATCTTTGGTGCCGTCCAGTCTGGCGTCAGCATGGCTGCGCCCTATGCGAACCTGGCTCTGGCTGATGCCCAGGCCTATGCCAAGAAGGCGGCTGCGTACTACCAGCAAGGTCTGTATGAGGTGCAGGCCATTGACACGCTGCGCCTGGCTCAGATCCGCACTGACCAGGATCAGAAGTATGCGTCGATTCAGGCTGGCCGCAAGCTGCTGCAGGCCGAGCAACAGGCCCGCAACTACCAGATGGCCGGCAACACGCTGCTGCGAGGCATGGAGCGCACCAACGCTGCTGTGCGTGCCCGTGCTGCTGCCAACGGTGTGGTGGTCGGCGAAGGCTCATCTGCCGCTGTGCAGCAAGCCAACGTGGCTGCGACTTACCGCGATGTGGGGGTTGCAGATCTGAACGCTCTGACGGCTCGCATCTTGGGCTTTGAGGACGCTGGCGCCATGGTGCTGGCCGCCAAGGAACAGGCTGACCTGACAATGAACGCAGCCGAAACGCAGGCCAAACAGCTGCGCCTGGCCGGCGATTTTGCGGTACGCTCTGGCGGTCTGTTGGCAGATGCGACTCTGGTGTCTGGCGTTCTTGACTTTGCCAAGACAGCAGTCAACCCGTTCAAGTAAGGCACGCACATGGCAGATCTCCCACTCCTCCAATCTGGCCGGGTTGAAAACATCGGCATCTCTGGCGCTGTCACGCCGCAGGTCAACGCGCCACAGGTGGACTATGTCGGTCTGAAGGCTGGCGCTCAGTACCAAAACACTGTGGCCCAAACGCTTGACCGCTTGAGCCAGAATTTGTTTGGCATCGCCAGTGAGGCCGCAAAGCAGTCTGGCCTGCAATATGTGGCAGACAACCCGCTGACCGATGAGCAGCTGCAGGCCGCCAAAGACGGCAGCATTGACTTGTCCAAGTTTGGCAGCGGTGGCAGCATCAACATCTTCGACCAGGCTGTGCGCAAGGCCCGTGCGTTTGAGGTCTCTGCCAGCTTTGAGGCCGAGGCTCGCACTGAGTTGGCCACCATGCTGACCGAGGTGGAAAACGGCAAGACGTCAACCGAGCAGGTGCAGCAGAAAATCGCCAGTATGATGACCGGCTACAGCAAGAGCTTGGCCCAGGTTGACCCCGAGGCCTCGCTCAAGTTCCGCGCCACCATCGCAACAGCTGGCAACACGGTGCTGGCCAAGGCTGCAGAGGCGCAGCTCAAGCGCGAAAAGGAAGCTCGCCTGATCAAATTCGACGGCGACTTTGACGCCAGCGTGCGACTGCTTGAGGCCGCTGTCTCGCAGGGTTTCTGGGTTGACGCCAAGACCGGCCAGAAACGCAGCATTGATGACCTGGCCGATGTGTATCGCCAGAGTATCAGCACCAGCTCTTTGCTGCTTGGCGGCGCCCAGGTGCAGAAGACCTACAGCGACAAGTTTGAGACAGCTCTGAAAAACGCCAAGATCGGCGCCGTGTCCAAGTTTGTGACAGAGCCTGAGTTCTCTGCTGACCCAGAGGCTGGCCTAGCCATGCTGCGCTCTGGCAACGTGGGCAAGATGTCTGACGTGTTCAAGACCATGGGCTTTGATGACCAGGCCAAGGTCATGGCCAACTACATGGTGGCCATTAACCAACGCGAGGCAGCAGCCAAAGGCAAGCAAGACGCAGCTGACAAGGCTGCA